GATGATAGAGAAATTCTTTCAAAGAAGCTTATGGAAAAAGGAGAAAAAGGAAGTGAAGGATATGTCAATCCAAATATATTTCTTCCTCCAAGTTTAGATCCAAGAAAAGATGAAATTATTACAACAAGGTTAGGTCCAGCTGAACCAAATTTTGAAGAAAGAAGAAAAGCAGCGTTGGCTGCGCTGGAGAATTCTCTTGCGGTTAAAGATATGCAAAAATATCGAAGAATGAATTCAGTAAAAGAAAAAGCTATGGTAGAATCAGAGCTTGCTCGTATAGCAAAACAGAGAGCTAATAATCAAATAGCAAGAGAACAACAGGAAAGAATGGAAACTGGAGGTATAGCTGATCTTGTTGCTCAAGAATATAGAAATTTAAAAGAAAAAAGAAGAACACCCTTGGCTCCAGTTTTTCGTAATCCAGTGCCACAAATACCGCCAGTAAAAAGTTTGTATACCAAACCCCAAGATTTAGAAAAGAGAAGACAAGCAGGATTAGAAGATTTAATTCGTGGAAGACAGATGTCTGCAGCAGAAGAAAGAAAGTTAGTGGATGAAGCATTAGCCAGACGTCGTGCAAAAGGTGGCATGGTCTATAGAGCAACGAGTGGTCAAGTAGAAGAAAAACCAAAATCAGCAATGGAACTATATCTTGAAAAACTGGGACGGCCTAGTAAATATACTGTTCCTGTAGTTCCAATGCAGACACCTTCTATGACTCCTGCACCTACTTCCTCAGATCCATTTGAATTAGCAGATTATAGAAAAAATTTAGCTCGTGAAACAATGGGAAGTTATTTACCCTTTGATCCATCAGGAGCATCAGATGCAATCAATACTTTTAATGAAGCTTACTATGGGGGTGCTGGTAATGTTAATCCATATAGTGTAGCACAACTAGCCTCACTCTATGGTTTAGATAGAGATCCAGCTACATATGAAGGTATTATTGGTATGCTTGGTGGAGTAAGAAATGAGGCTCCATTACCTCCAGTTGTATCAGATCCAGTACCAGAACCAGATATTCCTATTATGGCAGATGATTCTGACGATGACAACTATTCAATGTACGATGAAGAGGAGGAAGAATTTGGAGGTATTGGTAGTATTGATGACGAAGAAACTACAGTAGAAACAGAATCTGATTATGACGATGACGGTACTGATGACTATGCACAGGGTGGTAGAATAAGTGATGTACTCTACCGTCAAACTGGTGGTGGAATACGTGATGTACTCTACCGTCAAACTGGTGGTGCTGCTAATCCACAAATGGGTATAGCTATGCCGGGTGGTGTGTTTAATCAGCTACTACCTAATGCGACAAGTATTGTGCCTGATCCTCGTGATCGTAGAAGGCCACCTATCTTTCCCAGACCACCCGGTCAAATGCCTTTACCTTATCCTGATCCTTCAAGACCAGAGCCTAAACCTATAATGCCACCTTTGCCAGAGCCACCTCCTCCACCTCCAGAGCCTAAAATAATATATGATCCAGAACGTGAGGCTGCTGCTAGAAAAGCGGCTGAACAATTACAGGCACGTAGAGTTGCTGAACTAGGTACTTCTCCTCAAACAAGAGCAGAACGTGAAGCATTACAAGCCAAAGGTGGATTTTACAGGGATGACGAAGGTCAAGTAAGAGATGCAGAAGGTAATTTACAAGAAGATTGGGGATTTGATTATGTAGCTCCTCCAGAACCCGATCCAGTACCAGAACCGCCTCCACCAACTGATCCAATACCATTACCTCCAGTAATGCCTGATCCATTTCCACGTCCAGAATATAATCCTTTTACAGATTATACAGGTCCAAAAACAATGGCTGATTTAGGTAATATAGGAAGGGGTGGTTCTTATTTTACACCTGAATTTACTCAATACCTTGAAGGACAAGGATATACAATTGATATGACTCCTACATATATAGATAAAGGACCACAGATTATAAATCAACAGGGTCAGCCTGTTACTTTTAACGAACTTTATAATCCCACTATGATTCCACCAGCAGGTGTACAAGGTCTTGGCCCATCTTCTACAATAGGACCACAACTACAGCCTACAGGTCTACAAGGTCTACAACAAAATATGCAAGGGTTTGGTATGCAAAGTCCTAGACCCTTTGGCACTCAACAACCATTTAGTAGTGGCTTTGGTGGCTTTGGACAACAACAAGGATATTATAGATAATGGCAACAGAACGTAATCCTTTTGATATGATTCCTGAAACAGAGACTAATGTTATTGCAATGGTCCCTGAAGAGCAGTCCAATGTATCTATTGAGATTGATCCTACTGATGGTGGTGTTATTGTAGACTTCTCTTCAGAAGAAGCAATGATGGAACCTTCAGAAGAAATATCTGAATGGTATGGTGATCTAAGTGAAAATTTAGATGAAGAAGTTCTTCAAGAAATATCTTCCGATGTAATTGAGAACTTTAATGCAGATAAAGATAGCAGGGCTGAATGGGAGTCTATGTTTGAAAGAGGCTTTGATCTGCTTGGTCTAAAGCTGGAAGAAGGTTCAGAACCATTTCAAGGAGCTTGTACTGCTGTACATCCACTGCTAATTGAATCGGCTGTTAAGTTTCAATCAAAAGCTTCAGGTGAATTATTTCCTTCTTCTGGTCCTGTCAAAGCTCAAATACTTGGTTCCGCTACACCAGATAAAGAGATGCAATCCAATAGAGTTCAGAACTTTATGAACTATCAGCTTACAGAACAGATGCCAGAGTACTTTGATGAATTTGAAAGAATGCTTTTTCATCTCCCTCTCATAGGTTCGGCATTTAAAAAGATTTATTATAGTTCAACACTGAAGCGGCCTGTATCAGAATTTATACCAATAGATCAGTTCTATGTATCTTACTATGCAAGTGATCTTAGAAATGCAGATCGCTATACACATGTAATACATAAAAGCCCAGTAGATATGAAACTGGATATGATGGCTGGTGTTTACAAAGACATTGAATTACCATCACCATCCCAGCTTTCCTCTTCAGGGTTTGCAACCAAGATAGATAATATTTTAGGTATTAGTCCATCATATGATAATGATCCACAGTATGTAATACTGGAACAGCATTGTTATCTTGATATTGAAGAAGAGGGCGTACCATGCCCTTACATTGTGACTGTAGAAGAACAGTCAAGAGAAGTTTTAAGTATTCGTAGAAACTACAAGCAGGACGATCCAAACAAAGAGAAGCGAAGTCATTTCGTTCATTACAGGTTTGTACCGGGCTTTGGATTCTATGGATTGGGCCTTATCCATTTCCTTGGTAATCTCACCATGTCGGCAACTGCTGCAATGCGCTCCTTAATTGATGCAGGACAGTTTGCTAATTTACCGGGAGGATTCAAGGCCAAAGGAGTGCGGATGGTTGGAGACAACGATCCTATCGCCCCCGGCGAGTTCAAGGAGGTCGAAGCAACTGGCATTGATTTGTCTAGGGCCATAGTTCCCCTGCCCTATAAAGAGCCTTCCTCGACGCTCTTCCAGATGCTTGGGTTCGTAACTGCTGCTGGTCAGAAGTTTGCGGATAGTACTGAGCAAGTTATCTCTGATGCTGCCTCCTATGGACCCGTGGGTACAACAATGGCATTGCTTGAAGCTTCAAGTAAGTTCTTCTCTGCAGTTCATAAAAGATTGCATAAGTCACAGAAAGATGAATTTAGAATACTGGCACAGATAGATTATGATTATCTACCAGATGAATATCCATATGAAGTACCATTTGAAGATCGTAGTATATTTAAAGCTGACTTTGATGGACGTGTTGATATTGTACCTGTCTCTGATCCTAATATTCCAAGCAACGCCCATCGTATGATGCTGGCAAACATGGCTCTGCAAATGGCACAGCAATCCCCACCGGGAATGTTTAACATTGAGGAACTTAATAGGACTATTCTCAATGCAGCCAATATGCCTAACCTAGAACAGATACTGCCACCCAAGATTGAGCCACAACCGCTTGATCCTGTATCTGATATTATGGCAGTAACCAAAGGCTTACCTATTGCAGCATTCCCTAGTCAGAACCATGATGCTCATATACAAGTAAAGATGGCTTATCTTCAAGACCCTGCCAATGGTGCTAATCCTATTATGCAAAGAATTAAGCCTGTACTTGAATCTAATATACAAGAACATTCTGTACTGAAGTATCAGGAACAAATGAATGGTGTTACATCTCAAGAACTACAACAAGTTCCACAGGATAAACAGGATCAACCTGCTATTGTTGAAATGGCAATGGCACAGGCTGCACAGAAAGTTATGCAAGCCAATCAACAACCACCACCACCTACACCAGAGCAACAGCTTGTTATGCTTGAGCAAGAGAAGGTTAAGCTACAGCAACAGAAACTACAATCTGATACTGCTGTTAATGCTGCTGAACTTGAACTCAAGAATAAAGAGCTTGAGCTTAAAGAGAATGAACAGATACTTGATATGATTGAGTCTGGTGCTTCTGATAACTTTAAACGTGAGAAAGCTGAAGCTGATAGAGAAGCCAAGAAAGAATTAGCAGCACTTAATAATCTTGGTAAATTAAAAGTTGAAGAAATGAAAGATGATAAAGATGTAGAGAATACTCAGATTAATACATTATCACGTATGGCAATTGAAGAAATGAAAAAAGGAGAAGACTAATGATGAAGAAGGGTAAGGGTTATCCAGAGCATATAAAGGATACTTCCAAAGGTTTTGGTGATCCATTTAAACAAGATGTTTGGGGTCCACGTAGTATGCGTAGTGCCTTAAATGAATGGGATAAGGAATCTTATGAGATGCCTAATCCAAAGAAAAGCACTAAAAAAGAGTAATTGTAATTTCAATGGAAGTTTGGGATGAAGTTATTCAAGAGTTTAATAGTGAAATTGAAAGATTAAAAGCATCTTTGGGTGATGGTGCTGCAGAAGATTTTGCTCATTACAGACAACTTGTAGGTTCTATACAAGGTTTAGATTGGGCAAGAACTAATTTAACTGAAATTATAAAGAAAAGGATGTATAACGAGGATTAGATGAGACAAGTACAAATGGGTAATGCATTAAAAAACGATCAGTGGATTGATGCGGAGGAAAAAGATATTGAAAGTTTACCACAATTACCGGGCTTTCATGTGTTAATAAAACCAGTATCGGTAAAGAGTAAAACAAAAGGAGGTATATTTATACCAGATTCTACCAAGGATGATATTAGTTATCTCACAACAGTAGGTGAAGTAATAGGATTAGGTGAGTTAGCCTATAAAGATGTAGATAAATTTCCCAACGGTCCTTGGTGTAGTGTAGGAGACTATGTATGTTATGGAAAACATGCTGGTACAAAACTTTTTTATCAAGGTGTTAGATTAATATTACTTTTTGATGATCAAATAATTATGCGAATAGATGATCCAAAAGACCTTGATCCAACATTTAATTTAGGAAAAGGATCAACATAACTTGCATTGAAGCAAAAAGTATGGTATAATAGTATAGTAATTAATTTATACGTAAGGCGTTTGTCTCGTAAACAACGGAGAATATAATGGCAGAAGAAGATAATTGGGGTACGGTAGAAATACCTGATACCAAAGATGAAGATAAAGTTGAATATGAAATTGAAGAAAAGGCTGTAGAACAAGAAGTAAAAGAAGAATCACAGCCAGAAATAAAAGAAGAAGAGCCTAAAGAACTTGAGGGAATTGAAACGGCTGGAGCGCAAAAAAGAATTAGGCAACTTGTTAAACAAAGAAAAGAAAAAGAAGAGCAACTGGCTGCTATAATGCAGCAGAATGAAGAGCTAACACAAAGACTTCAGACTAGAGAAAATGAAGTAAATAATATAAGTAGACATACTCTTGATCTTTCAGAGAAACAACTGACAGATAAGATAGCACTAGCAAGAGAAGTTTACTTAGAAGCATTTGATGAAGGAGAAAAAGAAAAACTTCTCAATGCTCAAGAAATGTTAAATGAAGCTCAAAATGATTTAAAACAAGTTACCAGTGCTAAAGCTAATTATGAACGTCAGGCTCAACAACCTGTCGCTCAACCAATGCAACAGCAACAACAAGTACCACAAACAGCGGTTGACCCAAAAGCAGAAGAATGGGCATCATCTAACGATTGGTTTGGTAAAGATAATATTATGACTGCTGCTGCATTAGCAATAGATGCAGAATTAAAAAATGAAGGTTACGATCCAAATGATAGTGATTTTTATAAAGAGATTGATAACAGAATTAAAAATACTTTTCCACAAAAATTTGGAGAAGTTCAAGAACGTGTGCAGGAAACTACGTCAAGTCCTGCTCAAGTGGTGTCGGGGAGTTCTCGCTCCTCTCCGAGTTCTAGAAACAAAGTTAAGCTCACACAAGAAGATATGAGATTAGCTGAGAAATGGAATATACCCCTTGAAACGTATGCAGCCCAAAAGCTTAAAGTAGCAAAAGCTGATGGTGAGTATACAGATGTTTATAAATAGTAGCGTGGGAGAACAAAATGAATACAACACGAAATGAAACACGTAGTGACAGTTTAAGAGAACAGAATACAAGAGAAGAAGAATGGACCTTTGAGGAACCCGATGCCCTCACCATACCAGATGTGGTACAAGCACGTTTTGATAATGAAGGCATGGCCCTTCGTTGGATACGTATATCGTTAAAAGGTCAAGATGACATTGCTAATGTTGGTAAGAAACAA